TATCATATTAATGGCAGCTTTATTAAAGAAGAAACTATTAATGGCCATAGCATTCATTATGTAGAAGATGCTGCAGAAAACTGGATCGCGGGGATTAAAACACTTAATGGATAACGATATGATTGTTAAACCAAGAACCCCTGAAAGAGTACACCACGAAATTCAAGAAATGTTAGCCAAAGGTACTAACTATATTGATGCGCTTTGTGAGTACGCTCGTATTAATGAACTTGAAATTGAAACAGTTGCTGATATTGTGAAAAAGTCTTCGATCTTAAAAGAAAAAGTTAAGGCCGAGGCTGTAGAATTGAGAATGGTACAATCAGATGATCCGGACATCACAAAGCTATGCGAATGAGGATTCTTATTACTGGTACGTAAAGTACCTTGCAATGAAGAAACATTTCTCAGATGCAGGCTATGATTATCACAAATATAATGGAAAGATAAGAGCGTCTTACGAAAAGTTCATGACTCGTAACGACGCTTACTTCTTTGCCAAACTTGCAGATAAAGAAAATCCAGAAAAACTCATGCTTGCTAATATGATAGTTAAGCCTGATATCTGGATTCGTCCTATCTTAGAACAAGAAGGTGAAGATAGATACGTTGAATGGCAACGTAAAATAGAATCTCTATCTAGAGTATTTAGTCAAGATCTAAAGCAGCTCGACGAAAATTATCAAGCAAACTTTACTTCTGTAAATGGTCAGCATCCTTTGGTTATGACCTTATACCTGCAGAAAAAGATTACACTTGAAACAATTACTATCCTTGCTAGTCTATCTAAAATTTTTCCTTACTGGGATAAAGAAATAGTTGACAAAATCATAGCAGGTGATATTATAAAACTTATAAGAAAGTATCGACCTTTCTTAGAAATTGATGAAAAAAAGTTTAAAGATATTGTCCGAAAACAGTTTTTCTGATATAAATATATGGTCGGATGGTCCGACACATATTTCGCTTATACTAAACATACATCGCAATATAAAGGAGAATACGTATGTCATTTGATGCACTCAAAAAGAACCGTTCAAAATCACTCGATAAATTGAACAGCCAGCTCGAAAAAATTTCTACAAAGAGCTACTCAGATCCCAACGAAGGTAAATTTTGGAAACCAACCCGCGATAAAGCTGGTAATGGTTTTGCTATTATTCGTTTCTTGCCTGCTCCAAACGGTGAAGAAATGCCATTCGTTCGTATCTGGGATCATGGTTTCCAAGGCCCAACAGGTCTATGGTACATCGAAAACTCCCTTACTACTATTAATCAGGATGATCCAGTTTCTGAGTACAACTCTAAACTATGGAATTCTGGTCTTGACTCAGACAAAGAAATTGCTCGTAAGCAAAAACGTCGTCTAAAATATGTCTCAAACATTTACGTTGTTAAAGACTCTGGCAATCCAGAAAATGAAGGCAAAGTCTTCATGTATCAGTTTGGTAAGAAAATCTTTGATAAACTGAATGATTTGATGAACCCGCAGTTTGAAGACGAAGATCCAGTAAACCCATTTGATCTATGGGAAGGTGCTAACTTCCGTTTGAAAATCCGCCAGTTCGAAGGTTACCCTAACTATGATAAGTCAGAATTCGATGCTCCTTCAGCGTTGTTTGATGATGATGCAGAGTTGGAACGCGTTTATAATTCTGAGCACTCATTGCAAGAGTTGGTTGATCCTAAGAACTTCAAATCATATGCTGAGTTGAAAGCAAAACTTTATCGAGTACTTGCACTTAATGAAGAACCTTCTGCTCCTTCTACGGCAATGGATGAAGATGATGAATTGGATTTAAGCAACATGGGTAATACCCAAGCTGCCGCTCCTGCGCCATCTGCACCTGCAGCGGAATCTGCTACTTCAATGAGCATGGATGATGATGACGATGATCTATCAATCTTCAAGGAACTAGCGAATGGCTAATAAAACCTACGAAGAGGTTTTAGATTTCGACTTCGGCTTCAGCTTCATTGATGAAGAGCTTCAAGAAAAAGAAGCTGCGGCCGAAGAAACAATCCAAAACATCAGTAGCGAAAAGCAATCATTAGAAGATCAACTTAATGATGCTAAAGTAGCTGCTGATGATTTGGAGTATCGACTAGAACTTCTATATAAATCTATCTCTCCATTCTTAGATAATTTATGTAAGAATGCTGATAAGTCGACAATCTATTGGCCTGATCGTGTAGCAAAGATCCAGGCTTATAAAGCTAAATTGCTTACGATCGTAGAAGGAACTTAATATGAGTCTATTAGACAAATTAGTGAAAAATTCTACCATTAAGATGACCGCTCCAATCATGGAGTCGAAAGTCTATGGTAAGAAAGATATGGCTCCAACGCAGGTACCTATGGTAAACGTCGCGCTTGGTGGTCGTATTGATGGTGGTTTAAGCCCAGGCCTTTTGGTTTTGGCTGGTCCATCTAAGCACTTTAAATCAGCATTTGCTTTGTTGATGGCTGGTGCTTATATGCAACGAAACCCAGATGCTGTATTACTATTTTATGATGCAGAATTTGGTACGCCTCAAGCTTATTTCGAATCATTTGGTATTGATATGGAACGTACAATTCATACGCCTATTACCAATGTAGAAGAACTTAAGTTTGACATTACACAGCAGCTCAATAACATTGAAAAAGACGAAAAGGTTATTATTGTTATTGATTCAGTTGGTAACCTAGCCTCTAAGAAAGAAGTGGAAGACGCATTAGATGGTAAGTCTGTCGCTGATATGTCTCGGGCAAAGGCTCTTAAATCTTTGTTCCGTATTGTTACTCCACATCTTAACCTTAAAGATATTCCTCTTATCGCGGTAAACCATACTTATAAAGAAATTGGTCTATTCCCGAAAGATGTTGTTTCTGGTGGCACTGGCATTTATTATAGTGCTGACGCTATTTGGATTATTGGTCGCCAACAAGATAAAGTGGGCACTGAAATTCAAGGCTACCACTTCGTAATCAACATTGAGAAATCACGCCATGTTAAAGAAAAATCCAAAATCCCGATCTCTGTATCTTGGGAAGGCGGTATTCAAAAATGGTCTGGTTTGATGGAAGTAGCTGAAAAAGGTGGATACCTACGTAAACCAAAAGTTGGTTGGTATGAAGCTGTAAACCCTGAAACAGGCGAAATCATTTCCGACAAACTTCTTCGTGCTAAGGAAATTGTTGACAATTCTGAGTTTTGGATTAATATGTTCGAGAAGACTAATTTTACCTCGTTCATTAAAAACGCATTCTCCGTAGGTGGTAATTCCATTCTACGTGATGATGAAGAACAAGTCAGCAACCAAGCAGAAGAAGTTTTAGAAGATGATTGAAAAAACAGTATTATCACACCTACTATTCAATGAAGATTATTATCGTCGAGTATATCCGTACATCAAGTCGGAATACTTTGACGATGTTAATCTGAAAAAAATATTCGATACATATTCAACTTATGTTGATGAATACAGGGAGCCTCCTTCAGTGGAGGCTCTCAAAATCACTTTAGACAATCGTAAAGATATGAACGAGGATTCGTATCAACAAGTCATGTCTACTGTTGATGATTTGAATGTTGATACCTCAACTGATTTTGATTGGCTCGTAAATCAAACCGAAAAGTTTTGTCAAGATAAAGATCTTTTCAATTCAATTCGTAAAGCCATTTTGATTATGGACGGCGAAGACAAACAAAACGACAAAGGCTCTATCCCTGAACTTCTATCTCAATCTTTGTCAATTAGCTTTGATACTTCTATCGGTCATGATTTCATTGACGATGCTGAGTCTCGTTATGAATTCTATCACCGCAAAGAAGAACGTATGCCGTTCGACATCGACCTTTTAAACAAGGTCACAAAGGGTGGCTTACCACGTAAATCCATGTCTGTTCTCCTTGCTACGACTGGTGGTGGTAAGTCTCTCGTTAAATGTCACATGGCAGCTAATTATCTTATGCAAGGTAAGAATGTTGTTTATATTACTATGGAAATGGCTGAGGAACGTATCTCAGAACGTATCGATGCTAACCTAATGGATGTTACTATTGATGAGCTTAAACTACTTCCTCGTGATGTATATGAAAAGCGAATCAATCGTATCAAATCAAAAGCAACAGGTAAATTGATTGTTAAAGAATATCCAACTGGCTCAGCTCACGCTGGTCACTTCCGGCATTTGCTTAATGAATTGAAAATGAAGCGTGGTTTCCAAGCTGATGTTATCTTCATTGATTACCTAAATATATGTGCAAGCAGTCGTGTTAAAGGTGCGGCAGCAGCAAACTCGTATACTTTGGTTAAATCAATTGCGGAGGAAATACGTGGACTGGCTATGGAATTTAACGCTGCTATTGTTACTTCTTCTCAGTTTAACCGGGATGGTTATGGTAACTCTGATGTCGACCTTACGAATACTTCTGAGTCTATGGGTATTACTCATACTGCTGATTGTATTCTTGGTCTTATAAGTTCAGAAGAACTAGACAATCTTGGTCAACTTATGATTAAGCAATTGAAAAATCGCTGGGGTGACTTAGGTTATTATCGTCGATTTGTTGTTGGTATTGATAGATCTAAAATGCAAATCTATGATCTTGAAGATAGCGCTCAAAGAAATATTGGTCAAGGCCAAAGTGTAGCTAATACTCAACCAAGGCCTTCTATGAGTTTGGATGATGGACCTGCTTTTGATAAGACTGCGTTTGGTCAAGGTAGCAAGAAAACTTTATTCTCTGCTGGTGGAATTTCATAGCTCTTATAAATAAAAGTAAAACACGAGTAAGAGATTACAATGAAATCCTTTAAGCAATTCATGAAAGAAGAGGCCGTGCTTATGGCTGAGAGTAGAGCGTCAGATAAGTTCGAAAACGATGTAGCAGATGAGCTTAAGAAGCTTGGGTTTGATGCATCTAGGCCAAAGGTTGATTCCACTTATTCAGATGTTCTAGTTAAACATAATGGTAAAAAAGTGTGGGTTGAAGTTAAAATGAACCACACTGACAACCTTGGAAATACCAGAGCTTCTTATGATGGAAGTAAATGGACTTCAGCTCCAGAGAAAAAGGGTCCTCTTGCTGGCAAGATGGGTCCTTTGAAAGTTTATATTGCACAGATGTTAAAGAAACATGCTGGCAAATTTGTCTCTGATATTTTAAAAGCAACTGGCAAGAAAAAGCTAAACACAAATATCGGCCCTCAAAAGAGCGATCCTGATACAGTAAATCACGAAGAAATGAAAGCTTATATGGCTAAACAGCGTGATCAGTATATTGTAACAGTTCCAAACCAGGATCTAGGTAAAGTTGTTAGAGACCATTATTCTAAAGGCGGTAAAACAGAAGCTGCATACTACCTACAAGCTGCAGACGATTTTTATAGATTAAGTAATGAAGATCCATTGGGTGTTGCATCTGACGTTCCTATGTTTGGCGGTCGTGGAGACTTCCGTATGAGAGTTGGTATTAGATCTAAACAATATGAAATCCAACCAGAAGTAAAAGTGAAGTCTATGGAAAGTAGTCCTTATTCTATTAAGCCAGGCACTAAAAAGAAAAATCCATTTACACATCAAAGAGTAAGATCTACCTAATGCTGACGTTTAAACAATATTTAAAAGAATCTAAAAACACGCACATGGAACACTTAGAGGATAACATCCTCAACAATGGCGTGGCTGGAACAAGAGATTCTATTAACTTCCTTCGTTCTTTAAGAGACATGTTAGCAGGAAGTTCTAAATCAAAAGTAAATGTTACAGTAAAGTGGGACGGTGCTCCTGCTGTTTTTGCTGGTAAAGATCCTTCAGATGGCAAGTTCTTTGTTGCTAAGAAAGGTATCTTTAATAAGAATCCAAAGGTTTATAAAACCAATGCTGATATTGATGCCGATACTAAAGGCGATTTGAATACGAAATTGAAACTGGCTCTCGCTGAATTACCTGCTCTTGGTATCGAGGGTGTAGTACAAGGTGATTTTTTATATGCGAAAGAAGATCTCAAAGTGGTGGACATTGAGGGTGAACCTCATATTACTTTCCATCCTAATACGATTGTTTACACGGTACCTAAAAACTCTCAACTTGGTAAGGAAATACTCGGATCAAAGATCGGAGTGGTCTGGCATACAGTATACCGAGGATCAACATTTGAAGAAATGTCTGCAAGTTTTGGAGAGGAGATTGCTTCTGGACTCAAGAAGTCGAAAGGAGTCTGGTCGGTAGATGCAGTCTATAAAGACGTATCAGGTACAGCAAACTTTACTAAAGCTGAGACTGAAAAGGTAACAAAGATCCTATCCAATGCTGGTAGAAAATTTAATTCTATTAAAGCACAGACTTTGAATGGTATTTCTCAAAACGATGATACACTACAAAAAGTAAAAACTTTTGTTAATAGTAAAATTCGTATTGGTGAACCAGTTAAGAATCCTCGTACATTTGTAAAAGAGCTTTATCAATACATTGATGACTTCTATGAAAAAGAAGCAGACAAACGTAAAACCGAAAAAGGTAAAGCTGCACAGCGTCAAAAGAAAGATGCAACATTAGAGTATTTTAAACGCACACCTGAATCTCAGATCGTTGCCGTGTTTGAACTATATAATCTAATTATAGAAGCTAAACACATGGTGATTAGTAAATTAGATAAAGCAAAACGTATTAACACTTTACTTAAAACTGCTAATGGTTATGAAGTAACAGAACAAGAAGGTTTTGTCGCTATTGACCATATGGGTAAGAATGCTGTTAAACTCGTAAACAGATTAGAGTTCAGTAAAGCTAATTTCTCAGACAAGTATATTAAAGGGTGGCAACGATAATGGCTTGGGTAACTGTACCAGGATCGAATGGTGTATGGGAATATGATAATGCTCCAGTTCTTGGAACATTGCTAAATGCTGCCGCAAAGGTTCAAGACGACCCTAACGCTGGTCAAGTTGATGAGTATTACAGAGCTAACGGAACAGTAACTGCTGGAATTAGATCTTTTACTCCTCCTGGCGGTAATACACAAGAAACATATGTGAAATGTAGAAAGGTCTTACCAGTTGGAAAAATTTATAGTGATTCTAACGCAAACGGTCCTTGGAGTGAATTAAGCAAAAATTATTACGATTATAAATTTAGTCAAGGAACACCGTAATGGCAATTTGGAATAAAAACAACCAAGCTTATTTACCAGATAATAAAACTTTATTTGAAGCATTTATGCTATCGGATAAAGATGGTAATATTATTAACTCATTTGGTATCGCTTCAAACATTCCTATCGCCGCAGGTGAATTAGACGGTTGGGCCGCAATCCATAAATTTGGCGCGGTTCCTCTCATGTCAACAAACCCAGGCGTTGGTTCAGTTTGGGATAAGAGTGATACTTATTATCCTTGGACTGCATTTGCCGTACCAGGCCCTTTAACTATTTCGACGACAACATCTAATGGATCTTTATCTGCATTGGATGATGGAATGACTGTAACTATTATTGGGCTTGATGAAAATTTTGAAGACGCTCAAGAAACAATTACAATTTCTGGTAATGCCGGAACTGGTTCACAAACATTTGCAAGAGTGTATCGCGCATTCACTTCTCAAGATAACCAAACTCAAGTACGTGTATCTACAACAACGGGTACACCAACCGAAGTTCTTAGAATTAATATTCTAAAAGGCCAAACACTAATGGCCATCTATACAGTTCCTGCTGGTAAAACAGCATACCTAACAAAAGGCACAGCTACTTGTGCTGCTAACGCTGACGCAACTATTGATATGATGGTTCGTTATGGCGGAGTAGGTGCATTTAGAATTGGTCATACTGCCGAGGTTGCTGGTGTTGGTGGACAATATACATACGAGTTTGCTGTTCCAATTCAAATGCCGGAAAAAACTGACATTGATATTAGAGCAACAGTTCGTTCAAATAACGCAAGAGTAACAGCAGCATTTGATATTATATTGGTTGATAACCCAACATAAGACAATTTGTCACTGTTGACAAATCGTCAACTCTGCTTGTACAAAATGTCAACGGTTTTTACCTAGTTTTTGCAAAATCTCCTAATAAATAATTGTGTAAAAGGGTTAAACTTTAGTATTAGCTAGAGACCGGATCACACATATTACATACATTAGGAGAGTAAAATGACACAAGCAATCTTGGCAGCAGGATCCGCGCTGCATATTCATGCGGTACTAGACTTCTTCCGCGATTTAAAAAGAAGTTATAAAAAAAGACAACTTCGAAACGAAACAATCAAACAATTATCAGCACTTTCAAATAGAGAACTCAATGATATGGGTATTTCTAGAGGTGATATTTGGGCAATTGCAAACGGTGATCCTTCATATAATCGCACTTCAGAAACAACAAACGAAAATTTGAAAGGGTGGGTATAATGGCCACAGCAGTAATGAACTATGCAGTAAATCCAATTTGGGAAGCATTAAAGAAGTTTGGTAGAGGTATGGTAGCAGCTCAACTTAGAATTGGTAGAGCAAGAGCCGCAGCAGAATTAGCTCGCATGGGTTATCACGAAGAAGCAAAAAAGGTAATGCTAGCGAAATTTTAAGCTTACTGAAAACTTGAATAAATAATAGGGTAGATGAAAATCTGCCCTTTATTTTTATATGGAGACTTATTATGGGAAGAATACGTGATCGTGGGCACGACGGCGGAAACACATACAGATGGCAAACTCTAGCAAGGTTTATTAATACAAATGGTTGGACTAAAGGAGCTGAACTTGGAATTCACGATGGAGTGAATTATAGTTTTTTAGTAACTAATTGTCCTAATCTCCATCTTATTGGTGTAGATTTATATGAAGCACAACCTGAGAATAATGGACCTGAAAAGTGGACTCCAGGTGAAAATGGACACTCATGGAATCATAATCAGTATTATGAAAAAATGCTAAGATTCAGCAGCCAATTTCCAAATAGAACTAAAATCATTAAAGATTATACTACAGAAGCAGCTAAAACAGTTGAAGATGGATCTTTAGATTTTATTTTTATTGACGCCGATCACGGGTACGAAGGCTGTTTAAGAGACATTAAAGCTTGGGATAGTAAGGTACGCGAAGGTGGTATCGTATTTGGCCACGATATTCATTTTCCAACAGTGCAAAAAGCAGTAACTGAATTTTATGGACCAAACTCTTGGAATGTAGAAGAAGATTTCATTTGGTGGATTCAAAAATGAACATCGAAAAGAAGTTAACTCAAATTTGGATCGGCCCAAAACCAGCACCGCTTAAGTGGATGCACACTTGGCGAGACAAGCATCCTGATTGGGAATACTCTATTTTCACAGACGACATGCTTAAAGCTCGTAAATGGCACAACCAACATCTTATTGATAGGTATTATCAACTAGGCAAATGGCCAGGAGTATCTGATTTAATTAGATACGAACTTCTTTATGAGAGAGGTGGTTTCTGGCCTGAAGCTGATATGACTTGTTTAGAAAATACTGAAGAGTTATTTGATGCTCCTAAAGATTTTGCTTATTCCTGTTTTGAAAATGAAAGAGGAAGAGGTCATAATATTCAGCCAATTATGGCGTGTAATCCTGGCAATGAATTCGTCAAACATATTATAGATACTTTGCATGAAGTAAGACCTGAGCAATTATCACCAGAGCCGTTTAGATCTACAGGTAATTTATTCTTATCAAGACATGTTCCAAATTGGAAACACAAATTAAGAATTTGGCCTTCACACTATTTTATTCCACTCTTTTATATCGGAGGAGCGAAAAGATATGATGGACCTGACAAAGTTTATGCAGATCACAAATGGGGATCAACAGGTCACGCAAACAGTATAGCATATGAACGAGGTGTT